GCTTCTAAGAGACGATCGGAGTTAATGACGTATGTTGGCCTTACTTCTTCGTAATTGATCTCTACGGTCAAATTATCGATAGGACTATTTTCGGTAGATATATTAGCTTTAGCTATTTGAGTCTCCTCTATAGCTTTATTTAAAATATCTTCAGCTTCAGCTCTATCTTTAATCACGACTATTTTGCCAATAAACTCTGACATTAAGGTATCTCTATCTTGAATAACATCATCTGCAGATGCTCTACCTAGCATATAATAAAACGCTACGTTAGCTTTAGCAGTATAATAACTTAATAGTCTTGACTCTAGGTATTTATACTTATCAGATGTTGTAAACTGACGTTTCTTAATAAGATAATTACATTTTCTCATAGTCTCAGGCTGCGTATGGAATAATCCAGCTTTTATTAAATCGTTAGTCTTAAGATTACCTTCAATAGGATTAGTATCTAAAGTTAATGTTAGATCTCTTTCTATAGATCCTATAGCATCACCATTGATATTAACAGATACGCCAGGTGCGCATAGCCAATTACTACCTTCTTCAGATGGTAACGCTTCTACAGGAACTTCAACTTTAGGTTGTTGTGCTGCAGTAGCTACATTTTTTGCATATCTATCTGGAGCCACTTGTTGTGGTTGGGCTACCGGACGTTGCATAGTTTGCATCTGTGGTTGTGCATTAGCATATTTACCACTATATACACCTGATGACATTACCGATTGGTTTGGTTGTTGCATAGGTGGCATCATATTTGGATACATTGTTTGGGGTTGCATTCCCATTGGTTGGGTAACGATAGGTTGTACTAATCCATTATTTTGCATAGGTTGTCCCATCATATACCCACCTTGCATTGGTTGTTGTATATACATATTGTTTCCTCTCATTGTTTGTTTACTTATAGTGCTCATTGCTACTTGCTGTGCATCCTGTTGCATTTTTCTTAACTTTATTAAAGCATTATTAGCAAAATGTATTTCTTTATTATACAGAGAATCTCAATTAGAAGAAGAATCAGATTCCTCTAAATTGGTCAATGATATTATTAGTTCTTTAAAGATTAATAATAGAGACATCAGTGGTACAGACTCTACCTTAAATGACTTAAAAGATTTAGTAATGGATATGGTTTCTAGAGAGAATCCCATTCCTTACAATGATTTAATACAACATTTAAAAATCATCTGTGGACAAGATACTACACTTTTTGAAAGTATTCAGGATAACATTGCATTTGAGTTGACACCTCAAGAAGTACAGCGTTCTGTATTATCTTATCGTTTTGAATTAAGTAAATATCTAAAAAATAAAAAAGCACAAGATATTTTAGAGAAATTGACTTACGATTTAAAATTCAATCGTGATAAAGTAGAAGACTTAGATGGCTATATGTCTACTAAATTAACAGATGCTATTGATTTAGTAAATTACGCTGGTGAAGAAATCCCAGGTGTAGTGGTTGAACTAGATTTAAATAACATCGAACAAGTCGCAGAACAATACGAATTAATTAAGAAAGAATCAGATGGTTCTCGTACCATTCGTATGCCTTGGCAAGCAATGAATAGAATGACACGTGGAGGTTTACGTTTAGGTCAATTAACCATAGTAGGTGGTTTAGCACACAATAACAAAACAGGTGTGTGTTTGTCTATGTTTATTTCAGCTTGTATGTTTAATAATCCAAAAGATTTATTAACCAATCCAAAAAAGAAACCAATGAATGTATTGATTTCTTTTGAAGATGATATGCAAATTGTATTATCTAATATCTACACTTTATTAAAAGGTAATTTTGATAATGTAGTCGTAACAGATGACGATAAGAAAAACTTAGATAAAAATGAAGCAGCAATCTACGTAAGAGACAAACTACAGTCTACAGGATATAATGTAAAACTGATTCGTATTAACCCATCTGAATGGTCTTATATTGAAATTCAGAATAAGATTCTAGAACTAGAGTCTAAAGGATACGAAATCCATATGTGTTTGATTGACTATTTGAACCTAGCCAATAAAAATGGTTTACCTAATATCCGTGGCGACTCTGACGTACAAGAACTCTTTAGACGTACTAAAAACTTTATGTGTGCAGGACACAATATTGCTTTATTGACACCTCACCAGTTATCAGGTGATGCGCTGGATTTAAAACGTCAAGGTAATAAAATGTTAGCACAACAAGTATCAGATGGTTCGTATTATGCTGACTGTCGTGGTTTATATCGTGAACCAGAACTTGAGATTGCAGTAGATATTGTAAAAGACAATGGTACTAAATATCAAGTATTCGCACGTGGTAAACACCGTGGTCAGAACGATACTCCAGAAGAACATAAAGTATTCATCTTACCATTTGCACCAGTAGGTGGTTTAAGATACGACATCAATGGAAGTGATACTTCACTGTCTCGTTTCGGTGCAACACGTAATGAGAATGGTGAAGAAGAACTAGCATTCTACGATGTAGGCTAAAAAAATAAATAATACTATTACTACTCCCTCTGTTTAAACAGGGGGGGAGTAGAGTAGTTTATGTTAAACATTATTTAACGGAGTTAAACACCATTCAACAAGATGTCACCACCTGTTACCACTTCGATTAATTCGATGTTGGTATCCAAGTCGTAGGTTTTATACGTATCAGATGTAGATGATGGTTTAGATTCAGAATCCACGGATTTGTAGCATACGTATACATCTAATACGAGTTTACGTACTACATGTGTATCCATCATTGTATTACCAAAGTTACCATCATCGGTAAATTCGGTACTTAACAGACACAAAGAGAATGCTTCAATAGCTTCTGAATCAGATACTTTTTCAATGAATTTAGATGTTAAGTCTACACCCCAACGATAATCGCGGAATGTACCAATCTTAAATTCTTTCTTATTGAAATAATCAATCAGAATACGACGTACTAAACCAGTACGGTCTTGTTCTTCCAGATTAGTAATACCTGTTACAGATTTGGTTTGGTTAGATTGAGCAATCCGTTTGATACGGTGTTTGTTAATTATATCAGGTTTCTTAATCATCTTATTGATGATTTTGATATTCTTATCGTGTGGTAGTACCTCACTGTACTTTTCTAATTTAGCAATGAAGTTTGCTACGAAAAATACAATACCAACTAAGATTAAACAACCTAATGCAAAGAATGCAAATTTTTCCATTTTTAATAGTTCCTTTAAATAAGTGTTAATAAATAGATGTACTATCTAATAGATTTGTACACTTTAATAGTATAGATTTAAATTATCTTAGATTAAGGTATAAAGGACAATGGAAAGATATGAATAACCTTATAGTAAAAAGGAATAACAAAATGTTTGAAGTATTTAAATCACCGACTATTAAAGAAGATACTAGTAAAAACCAAATCATTGTAGAAGGGATTAACTTAAAATTAGTATACCGAGATTTTGAGAAATATATTGGCTCTAAGATGCTTTATAATATCTTAGATAAGTCAAGTAGATGGGAGATGAAGTTTCAGAAATTCTATTTACCTGACATGTATCATGTGGTATTAGAATTACTAAATAATGATAAATTTAAACGTAGAATCGTATCTCGTTCTAAATTACAAAAACTAAAAGAATTGTTTGAAACCATTCCTTTGGTACAGAATATTAAGTTAATTCAAAATACCAAAGATGAAGATATTCCTAAAGTGAATAAATCTATTTTAAAAAATATATTCGTACCAGGATTTAAGTTATTTGAACACCAAGATAAGTTTATTGATAACTGTTTATTTAAGTCTAAGTTAATGGACTTAAGAGGTTATCTGTTAGACGCAGGCCCTGGTTTAGGTAAGACCATTAACTCAATTGCTTTAATGGAACTATTAGGTGCGGATAAGATTATTGTGGTATGTCCTAAAAAAGCAGTTATTGACGTATGGGAAGAAACCATTAATCGTATCTACAGTAAACCACAAACTTATAATCTCTCTATTGACTCTGTCAAAGGTGGTAAAGTTAAATTAGCCAATTTTTCTCTAGATAGTAAATTCATGGTTTGTCACTTTGAAGCACTAGATAAACTAGTAGCTAGTTTAAGGAATATACCTAGCGGTAGATACGGGATCGTGCTCGATGAATGCCATGGGTTGAATAGCTATAAATCACAACGTTCTACATTGTTTAGAGAATTGAATAAGATAGTTAATCCTTATTTCTGTTTATGGATGTCAGGTACACCACTAAAAGCATTAGGTAGTGAAACCATGACAATGTTTGAAACCATTGATAAGTTATTTACTCCTAGTGTAGTTAAATCCTTTACCTCAGTGTTTGGTATTTCTGGTGTATATGCGGCCAGTGTAATGGCTAATAGATTACAATTAGTGAAAGCTACTATTAAAGCACAAGGTTCAGGCGTAGAACAATTTACTTATCAATCTAAAGTAGTATTACCTGATGCTTGGAAATATACACTTAGTACTATTCGTGAAGAAATGAAAAAATACATTAGGGAACGTACTGCCTTTTATAATGAATTTAGAGACGAGTATATTGAAGAGTATTTTGAAGGTATTGAAGAGTTTAAAGCTAATCTAGGAAGTAACTTTGACACTAAGATGCAAATAGCACTAGATGAATACTTAGCTAAAACTAAAGAGTTACATAATGGTTATAATCCAACATCACCAGTACACAAGCAATACATTATTGATTGTAATTACTTTGAAGATAAAGTGATTATTCCTATTCTTTCTAATAAGACTAAGAAGATATTTAGAAAAGCTAAGTCTGTGTATAAATACGTAGAACTTACGATTATTGGAGAAACACTAGGTAATGTTATTGGACGTAAGAGAACTGAATGTAATAAAGCTATTGTAGAAGCTATGGCTAAATCATTTACTGTAGTGAATGAAGAGAGTAAAGAAACTTACGAAACAAATCTAGGTGAAGTCATTCGTGATGCTGAAGCAAAAACATTAATCTTTACAGATTATGTAGATGTATTAAAACGTTGTAATGAAATCTTAACAGAAGAAGGTTTTCATCCTATTACTATTTTCGGTGAAACCACTACAACTATTGGTCTATCTAATCAGGTTAAGCAGTTTAAAGAAAATAGTAAGATTAATCCTTTGATTACAACATTTAAAACATTGTCAGAAGCAGTTCCTTTAACAGAAGCCAATACAGTTATCTTCTTAAACTTACCATTTAGGTCTGGTACTTACGACCAAGCAGTAAAACGTGCTAATCGTATTGGTCAGACTAAAGATGTACACTTATACGAAGTAACATTAGATACAGGTGGTGAAGAAAATATTTCTACACGAAACTTAGATATCTTAAAATGGTCTGAAGAACAAGTAAGTATTCTAATGGGTGATAAGAAAGGTGAAGTAGAAGAAGTATCTAAATTAACTATAGACCACTTCTTACCCGATATGATTACCAGAGGTATTCCTAGTATTAAAGACTTTAAAATGTTCTAAGTAAACATAGAGTAAACCAGTAAGTGTCCTATTACTAGGACACTTACTGTATTTACAAGTTAGATATAATTAGAATTCGTTAATACCATACTCTTTATTTGAATGTCCGTAAATGTTAAACAAACCATCTTTAATACCATAAAGACCATCACAAATCTTAACAGTACCAAAGCCACTTTCGTTCAACTCTTTACCAGACACTTCTTTATATAATTTACCCCATCCACCATTAGTTCTAACATCACTAGATACATCACTTAAATGGATTCTTTCTAATTCAAGTGATACGCCTCTATTAAGAATTAAATCGTGTTTGGTAATTTCAGAAACAATATCATGATAATGGTCTAATAATGCATCTTTATCAAATACGGCATTCAGCGCACTATAGTTATACCCACTTACTACATTTGAATTACCACCATTAGTATTAAGTAGAGTATTAGCAATCAAAGATTCTGGGATGACGACATACTGTTTATTATCATCTAATTTAACAACATCTTTATCTGTATAAATCTTACCTAAGATAAGTTCATCTTTTACAAAATAAACAGATGCATTATCACGATAAGTATTACTTAACAGATAACATTTACCGTCATTACCTAATCTTTTAACAGTGCTGCGGTTAAAAGTCAAATAATCAGACACACAGTTATAAACAGCACTGAAGTTAACTTTACCTGATTTTAATAGTTTATTGAATACATCAACTTTTTCAAATAAAGGATTTGATTCATCTTTAAATTCATTGGCAAAATGAATAATCTTTTTAGTAAGTTCTTCAAGAGAAATAAACAGAGGACTATTTGGTTTCTCGTATAAAGCGATTTCATCGATAACCATTGATGTAAGAATAGCTACTGTGTTAGATAAGTTTTTTTCAACAATACCATCTTCAGTTACTAAACCAGTTATCAAAGTAACATAGAGTTTACGAATACCTTGTTCTTTATAGAATTTATGCAATCTCACTGAACTAACTAGATTGTCATCAGTGAATCGAGGTTCTTTTTCCTTAAATTCATTTACTAGATTTTTGCATTGAGTTACAAAATCGTTATACTGACTATCGTCTTCGTATGTAGAGTTAATACGAATAATAGCAATATTGTCGCTAGTGAATGTATCTGAACCATCTGACAACACGCCTTTTTGGAAATCTTCAATTTCTTCCATTGGTAATTGTTCATTACAAGAATAAACTAAAGACACGAAGTCTGCACTATATATTTTATTCAGCTCAGTAGGAATTTTATCTAAATCAATATAGTAGACACCGTATTCTTTATTGGTTTGTTCCATTACTTTAAGACGATATTCTAAGGCATCATCTACACTATGTTTAAAGATAGGGTAATAATCGCCAGATTTATAGTCTTTAGGAATGACTGCGAAATTACCATATTTATTTTTTCTTGTAAATGGTTTAAATGGTTTTAATACTTTATCTGTAATAGTATAGTCCTGTGGATTAATACCATCTACATAGACAGTATAATAGTCTTCAACAAATGCAAAACATAAACTTCCTTTTTCTGCGTCCTTAATACTTTCCTCAACTAATTTAGAAAAATTAGCAGACGATGAATTACTATCGAAATAATCGTGATCGTTATTACTAATTTCAGAATATACATAGCTGAACAAATTCAATTGTGCGAAGTTGCCAGTTAAAAGATAACGACGAGGACAGTCCTTAATTTCACTACAGATTTTAATAGATCTAATTTTATTATCTTCACAACACTTACATCGAATACCTGGCTTAAAAATTTAATCACGTGTTCGAATAAACTGATATTGTTTTCCATTATTTAGTTCCTTATAAAAGATAAAAGAGGGACAAAGTTACTACGATAAGGATGGAAGATTTATAAATCTTCTCATTAATAATTAAAAGCACAAGTTATTTTAATAAAAAATAAAGTAAGACATATTACTCTATACAGTACCTTAACGGGTACTGTATAGAGTAGATTATGTTATTTAGGTGCGTATTCGTAGAATGGTGTTAACTCATTACTACTGTAGCTACAATCAGTAAATGAATAGAACTCATCTGTACGACCATAAATACCTTCAGAAATCTTGAAGATTTTATGTTTATTTAAATCAGATTCAGTTACAATTTTCACTTTATCGAATGTTAAGATATCATCTACAGTATAGTGATTAAACATAATTCTTTCAACACCACATGTTTCATTACAGTAGATTAAATTATTGTCATTGAAAAATTTATCTTTATTGTTTTCTTTAGCAATAAGATATTTATCAATTTCTGAATATTTAACCACTAACTGTAATGGGAAATAACGATATTCGTAAGAACCTTCAATCTTAACTAAAGTACTTCTAAAGTAAATACCATTAAATAAAACATATTCACCTTTAGATAAGTTAATAGATTCACTAACTTCAAAAACATTACCAATTGATTTATTCTTACTACCTTTGGTAGTGAATACTGGTTTTAAATAGCTTGACATGCGATTAGGTGCTAAATAGAATCCATCGTTATTGTCTCGATTATCGTTTTCTAATAACATAAAACTAGTGTTATCATTTACAATATTAGAAATACCTAAGTTTAACTGGTAGGTAATCATTTTATTAGATAACGCACCATCACGTAACATATCTTGAATCTTATATGCTTTTTCAGCTAAGATACGACAACCACTATAATCACGAATAAACTTAATGAAGTCATTAACCAAATTATCAATAAATAAACACTTACCTTCACGTACTTTAGTAACATGCTGGTTTTTGCTTAAGAATTCTGCCAATAAACCTCTAGGAATAAAATCTTCTTTACGGTCAATTGCAAGAAAGTCCGCTTGATAGATTTTATCACCAATCTTGTAAACATCTTTGTGATAGTATTTATCAGGTGAATCTATAATACCAGTATTCTTGCCTTCAGGGTGCAACCAAATACCATTGTCATAGAACTCGTGATTACCAATATCCAATGGTGCATCACATACGCGTCCAATAACTTTTCCTTTAATGAAAGATACTCTATCAGAATACTCTAACAAGTCTTTGTTATCTAATTTATCATTCATGGCATCAAAATAATAAATAGGAATTTCATTCTGTAGAATATTTTTGTACTTGTGTTTATTATATTTATATAACACATTACGGAATTCCACAGCTACACCTAAATCGGTAAACACAGGATAAAAATCATTTGGAGTATAAATATCTCCTCTCGGTAATTGTACTAGAAAACGATGGTTACTATTATGGCTATAAATACCATGGTGACGTAAGGTATTAGGATAATAGGCTTCTGGTGGACAATCTACTACACATTTATTATCCACAGAATACATTCTGGTATCCAGACCAGTAATGATAAATACATCACTGATTTTTGTAATAGTGTATTTAACAGGTAAATCGAAATCATCTGGATTATATTCGATTTCATCAGCTGTTATAAATTGAGTATCTTCATTACGATTAACATATTCGTAAATAAAGTTATCAATATTGATAACTGCGATGTTACCAATAGCAGTGACTTTATCATTATTAGATTTAAACTGGGTTTTAATACCAGTTATCTTATAGGTTTTATAACCATTGTTTTCTTGCACTTCTTTCACAATGTCAAAAACATTAGAAAGAATTTCTACTACAAGTGATTTATTGTCGGACATAATTGCTTCCTTTACATAAGAGATTAAATTACTCTATGGGTAGAAATACCCATAGAGTAATTAAGGTTAGAAGTTAAATTAGAATTTAATATCCATAGGGATAGGTGTTACATAATCAATTTCAGTATATTCACTATAGAGTTTACCAGTAGAAATGTCTTTGAAGTAACCGCGAACATCACCTCTATTCAAATCTAATTTACTAAAGTAAATACCTGAAGTATCCACACCATTTTCAAAGGCTTCTTTAAGGTATTTCTCACAATCTTCTGGTGTTAAGAATAACTCTGAACAATGTTTAAATGAAGGGATTTTCAAACCAGACTCGTTTTTCTCTACTTTAACAAAATACTCTCTTTCTCGTAAGTTGGTAAGTAGATAAATATGCTCTTGTTTTTCATCAAAATTAAATGGTCGAATATTCTTAACGTTAATGTGCTTACCAGCAAAACATTTAAACGCATCTTTTCCATTAAATGGGTTTGGTTTATAATGGATAATACAACCATTATTCAATGTAATTGCATTGATCTTTCTATCTTCACGATAGCGTTTATGGAAGAATTTGAATTTAAAGGCGTCAAAGAATTCTTTTTCAGTAACATTAGCTAGAACTTCATCAATGTTAATAGGTTTTCCTTTCTTATTAAAAATCATTTCGTCTTTATGAAGACCAAAAGTATTCTTGATGTTTTCTTTAATAGCATTAAATAGAGTGTTATCTGTAAATACGTCATCTTTAGGTAATCCATAAAAAATATTACCTTGAGCACCTAAGCTGATAAATACATCAACATAATCAGATAGAGTATGTTCTTCTATTTCACTTTGTTGATTTAGCATTTTATTGATAACATCATCAATGTTTCGAATATCTTTATCTACAGACAGAGTAACATTATTATCGTCACGCAGTGGTTCAATCAACTCACGACTGATATATAGGTTAGTTAAAACATACTTAGATAAATCAGCATTTGAAATATCAGTTACACTAATACGGTATTCACCAGTGTAGTTAATATTTTTCAAATATCGTCCAACATCGTATGGTGACTCGAATATATTAACATAACTATTGCATCCTGGTTTTACAGTGAAAGCAATATCTTTATTACAATATTTTTCATTGTAACGAGAGAAAGGCGCGAGGTATTCGTATTCTACTTCTGGTACAGTGAATGAAGGCAAATAGAATTCTCCATCTTTATCTTTCAACCAAACTGTAATAACCTTATCATTACTACATGTGTTGACATTAATGTATCTGGTGATATCACTAGACAAGATAAATGAAGCGTATTTAGAAGCCTTGATGTGTAACATATGGTCATCACCAAATGTATTGTCATGGATAAAACCAAAACCAGTTTGTTTTTCCAGTTTTGTTACAATTCGGTTAATCAGTTTATAGATTTCAACATCGGCTACTTTCAATAACTCACGGTCTTTTTCCAATTTTTCTTGCAAACCAGTATCGTCGAATTTAGCGCACATAATGGTATAAGAACTATAACCAACATGGAAAGGAAGCTCGATATAGTTAGCATTAGGATAAACAAGTTTGCGATACATCTTATCTAAATCAAGAAGGTTGTATTCATTCACAATCCCATTGACAATATCTTGGATGATTTCATTAGGATAATCATCTGATCTAGAATCCAGATACCAATACAAGCAACCATCGGTATAGATTGGTCGTGTACCAGGTTCTTTTGGGGAGTCGGTAACAGGTTTAAAATCAGTGTTAAGATTCATTTCGAAATTCCTTTTAATAAAAGCTAAGAAAAAAGAGTGTCTGATTATTCAGACACTCTATATTTATTACAAACGGGTAATTTGATATTCTTTAATTAAAGAGCTATCTAAATCAACAAAACCACTTACAGCATAAGAGGTTTTATCTAAACGGGAAACGACACATCCCATTTCTAATAACTCTTTAATTGTGTAGAATTTGACTTGATAACAAAAACCAATTTCATTATCTTGTCTAAATTCACATACACCAAATACATTACCACGATAGGTACTAAGACCTTTTTCATTCCAAATGCTAAAGTCAGAATAATCACCTTCATCAACAATTGCTTTAGCGATTTTTTCACTACAAGCAATACTAGCGTAATGGTAATTAGCATGTTTATCAGTAAGTACATTGTAGTCAATAAGACTGTTGATAAAAATACCAACTGTTTCGTTTTCATCAAAATCAGTATTAGGCTCAATGATTTCACCATGTACTAAATCTTGACCATCTTTAATGATTCGGAATGGTGTTGAAATTATACCAATACTGTTAGCATCTTTAGAGTAAACAACGCGCTTATCATCGATTTCACTATAGATATAACCTAACTTACTACCATAATTACAAGCATAACCATACATCTTTTCAATATAGCATCTGAAATATCCTTCACCAATAATCCCGTCTTCAATATATTGTTTAATTTTATTAATCTCTTCAGTTAAACCATATAAGTTTTTAGAATTATCGTAAGTCTTAATAAATTCTAAGAATTCAGATTTCAAGTCATTACAGTAGATAACAATATCTTCGTTAATGACTCGTTTAATTGTTTCACTAGAATTAATAAACTCTTGGAATAGAACAAATGGAATAAGATTACTTTGACTATTTAATGGCTTACGATAAGCAAGAATATAATCACATCCACCACCATAACTAATATCGACAGAAATAGGTGTAAAACCATTTACACTACTACCATGATTCTTAACGAAGTTATCAATATCTTCGTAATAGTCGATATCATCAGAGAGATAACAACCAGATACAATGACAATACCATCACCAATAAATTTAGTAGAATATCCATCAAATGGTTTAAACTCTACCTTCACCATAGGCAGTGATTCTGATGTAAAGTAGTAGCCATCGTATAGCTTACCGTATATTTTTACTTTATCTAAATCAAAGTCATTTGTATCAATGTGGTAAACTTCAGATTCAATACCGTATTGTTCTTGAATTCTGTATTTATAGTTTAACATGATTTCAATATTATCGAAGATAATGTAAGTAGAATCAGGTTTAGCGTCTTTTTCAATCAGTGCAAACTTGTGGTTATTGTAACCAAAATTGGTAATTGGTTTAACTACCTTAGAGTTACCACGAAGAATAGTCAATTCTTCTTCTGTAAAACCAGTGATGATAAGAGTGGGTTCGATACCAATACCGTATTTTGAACTATCGATAGACCGACTAATTACTTTAATGGTGTATTTATCTTTAAGTTGCTCGATAAATTTACCCATGGCTCTACGTGTATTTTCACCATGTATAGGTTTATACACAGAATGGAAAATATCTATATAACCAATTACAACAATATCGTTAATTACTGTGAAATGACACTTACCACTAAAGTCTTCACGTAAACCATTAATGGTGATATTTGAATGCTCATCTACATTACCATCAAAAAGAATATCGACAATAGCTTGCAATGTTTGTTGGTCTGTTGGTCGGTATTTTGTATCTTTTTGTTTTGCTTGTGTATCTTTGGCGTTGGGACTAACATAGTCTTTAATAAATTTATATGTACCCATCTTTAGTCTCCTTATTTAGAGAATTTAGCAAAAGCAACACAGTCTTCGTCTTTATCGTTATTAAAACAATAATCACGAATTTCATTGCAGGCAATACTGTTGTTTTCTTTACACATAATGCCAGAGTCTTCGTTGATTTGTACTTCTACATTCAGATTAGTTTCTTCAGTAGGTACAGATGTTGTAACTTCTGCTTTTTGTGTAGCACAAGCAGAAATAGTTAAAGCCAATAAAATAAAAAGTTTGTTCATGTTAGTTTCCTTTATAAAAAGAGAATATAAATTACTCTATGGGTAGAAATACCCATAGAGTAATAATACATTAAGAATTAATCAAATTTAAAGTTAAGAGGGATAGGATAATGGAATGGCTTATCTTTAAGTGAGATATAGATAATACCTGTCTCTTTATGGCGATAGATATCGTAGAAATATACTACTTCACCATTAGTACCAACCGTACTAAGATTGATATTTACACTATAATTGTATACATTAGATAGATTACCGTTATAATCGTTAATGTTCTTAGTATCGTGTAAATACTCTTGCAAGGATTCTTTAGAAGTGATAATTAAATCACATTTCTTAAATCCTGCAATACGGTTATCGTTATCATCTACATCCACTCGAATGATATTGGTATTCTTCCTTGCTGTTCGAACAGCATAAACATTAGGGTGATTTTTAATAAACAACTTAAGTTCAGTAGGATTGAATTTTACCAACATCTCTTCGCGTATATTGTTTTCGAAGAATTTATTGATTCTTCGACCAGATAGGTTTCCAGCATGTAGATAAATAATGGCGCCATTATTTAAGTATTCACGTGAAATATTGGTGTAGTTATCTAAACCATTAGCATGAATATTCAATATAGTTAAGAATTCTTTTTCAGAGATTCTATCTAGTAATTCACAAACAGTGACTAACTCACCTTTGAAATCTACCAGAAGTTTGTCTTCAGAAGGTTCCTTGGCAATTTGTTTTATTGCTTCGAAAATCTCATCCTCTCTGTAAATAGCTCCATCAGGAATATCGAACAATATATTTGGATTAATGTAACTACTAGGGAAAGGTTCATCATCGTAATTAAGAACACCAATGTGTTTATAAAGAGCATCACTAAAGATAGACTTAGCTTCCTCAGAATAAACATCGTCAAGTACTACATTATCGTTATTAAGTTCTTCAACATATTTAACATTGATAGAATTACCAATAATACAATCACTAAGACGAATAATATCACCAATATTCTGTTTTACAACCACAATACGACCAGTATAACCTAACCTTTCTAAATAGCTAAGAAACATACTGGGATTACCAAAGTACGGAGTATATTCTCCACTTGATTTTTTAAAGGTAAATCCTAACCCATTAAAACCGGTTAAATTGATTGCTCTCGCAGGAGCGATAAAATCATACTCTACTGAAATAGGTTCGAATGTAGGTAAGAACAATTCACCATTTTCATTTTCGAATCTAATGGTAAAAATGTCACCACCATTTAAGATGGATAACATCTTCTGTCCCATATTCGAAGTGATGTTTTCTGTAGAATACTTAGATACAGCTACATGCCAATAAGCAGAATAAGAATAACGATTACGGTTACACCAGAAACCTGTTTTACGATGGATTACATCACAAACACGATCAAATAGTTTATTAAACTCACCACAGAGTACATTACATTCTTTTTGTTCCTCTGTTAGTTCAATTTTAGTATCTGTATACATATCGTATTCTTCGTAAACATATACATATCGATCAATCTCAGCGAAGCTAATTGAGAGATGATTGTTTATTTCTATATTGAGTGAATGAAGTTTAAACTTATTCATTCTTTCTGCAATTTTATCCAAACTATGTAGATGATAATAATCAATCAGAGTATCTGCAAATGTGTTTATTACTTCATCTGAATAATCTTCTGACTTAGTATCAGTATAAAGACAAAGTTTATTATCTTTAAACAATGGATCATCTTCTTTACGATGATACTTACTTAAGTTAAGTTTAATTTCCATTTTAGTTTCCTTTTAAAAGAATTATGCTATTTTAGCAACAAATTGGAAAGTTTCCATATTCTCTTCAATATTGGAATGAAGATACTTCATCTTAGTTTCCAATTGCTTAGAAATAATAGGTAGTGTTGCACTAACTTTATCGGCATAAGAATCTTTAAATTGCTCAAATGTCATATCGTCTGGAATAAAGAAAGAACCAGAGTTATACATTTGACGCATGGCAGTAATAGCTAAGCTATTAATTTCATCGACCATATTTTTACCTTTACCGGTATTTAACATACTGTTAATAATAAATCCGTCTGTCAACAGTATTTTAACATTAGCGGTTTTATGGTAAGATTCTAACACATAAACCTCACAGATACCTTTGATGAAATTAAAATCACTTTTCAGTAATTTCTTAATATCAGAATGCTTAGGAGTACCTTGAAGTACTTCTACTTTAAATTCTTTATCCAATTTACCAACAGTCATTGTTTCCATTTTAAATTCCTTTATATAAAAAGTTAATTGAGATATCTCA